ACAATAGGGCAGGGCGGCCATATAAGATAAGATAATATGATAAGGAGAGGCAAAGCCCGGCTCTTTGGTTCCGGCGGTAACCTCATCGGAAGTATAGAGGTCGGCTGTGCGTTTGAAATATATCTTTAGACCGCTTGCTAAGGTTACGCTTGTAGCTGTTGGCGGCGGATAGAGCTTGATGGTATCATCGGAAACCTTGTCGTAGTATACCGGCATACCGGCAGTTTTGAAAGCCTCATAAAGAGACGAGGTTTCAGAATATTCTTTTTGGTCTATCGGTTTTATGATATTCCAAAGGCCATTGACATCTTTGACTTGCACTTCTATCACTTGCAAAAACTTGTCATTAAAACTATAAGCGGACTGACCTTCGACCATCGTATATGTTCCAATGGGAAGGTCGGAGTAATTGGTGTCATCGAATTGCGCCGTGCCATCGGCATTGATAAGCCAGCCTATAATCTGCTCATAGGCGGCGTTTATGCGTCTAAGTAGATCGGCCGCCGGATAGCTTGTGGTGGTGGCATCGCATAAGGCTCGACACTCTGCATTTATATCAGCGATAGTCATATTTTAAAAAATTACTTCCCCCAGATGGCCGACTTTCGGCTTGGGGTCGGAATAAGTCTTTATATTATATTTTTTAGCTTTTATACAGAACATCCAATCCTCTCCGGTCTTACAGCACCCGTTCGGGTGGTATTCAAATTCAAACCAGGGCTGTGGCACTTTCCTGAACACTTGACAATCTATCAGTATAATTCCCGTGCCGGTGGCGTAACACTCAAAGGTGTCTTTGTATTTCGGGTCGTTTGTTTGTTCCAGCTTTACAAAGTGGGTTTCATCCAAATACTTGGTAATTTGTCCAGTTTCAGACCGGGGATGATAGGCTACTCCACAAATCTCTTTTTTGTTCTCTAAAAGGTCATCCAATATGGTCGACTCAAAGGTCATATCGTCATCTATCATTAACAGGTAATCCGAACCATTCTTATAAGCCTGGGCCGCTATCCAGTTTCTATTTTCGGCGATGGTATACCCCTCGCTGGGGACTAAAACAAAAAATTCATATCCGCCGTTTTCTATCAGTCTAAGCAGACACTCAAACGTCTGCGGTTGTACTCCTCTGTTTGTCGGGCAAGCGATGGTGATTTTCATACTAAAATACTTTTAATCCAATATGGCCTATCTCTAAAGTCGGGTCGGCCCATATATCAAAACCGTATTCCCTCGCCTTATGGCAGAAAAGCCAGTCGTGGCTCATCTTAATGCTTCCGTTATCGTTCCATTCATAGGTAAACCATATCTGCGGTACTTTTCTGAATACATCGGTCTTGATCAATAGACATCCTGTGCCTATCGCCCCCACCCTAAACAGTTCTTTCGGTCTTTCGTCATTTAAGTATTCCACTACATCAGCCTGCACCTCGTATTTTGTCTTATAAACTCCACCCACAATGTCCTTGTTATGGGCCAATAGCCTGTCAAGCGTGTCGGGTGGCAATATCATATCGTCATCTACGAAAAAAAGGTGGGTACAGCCTCGGTTGCAGGCTTGGGCGGCTATCCAGTTGCGATTCTCAGAGGTATTAAAGCCCCTTGTTGATACGATCGGTTCGATCTCGTTTTCGGTATAAGCGACTAACTTCAAGACCGACTCGGCGGTTTTGGGCTTTATCAATCTATTTGTGGGCATTCCTAATGCAATTTTTCCCATAGCTTCGCCCCCAGTATTAAGGGGCGAAAAATAGAAACAATTACGCAACATTAACATCCATAAAGAACTCAGCTCTCTGGGCAGGCCAATCAAAGCCGAAGTCAACTCTGGACACAATACCGAGGCCGGAGGCCGGGGCGTTGGTCGTTACTGAAATTGGCGGGTCTTCTAAGAATTTGCATTTGCCATAAGTACCCCTAAGGATACCGATTTCACCCATTTTCTTGATACCGGCAAAGACGTGTCCGGCTGTGTGAGAATTTGACAAATAGTGGTCAACTCCCATATAGCGGAACGCTTTCTGTACCGGAATGCCGTTCTTTAGGGCGATGTCAGCTTCGGTAAAGCCGTTCGCTTGCACAAAGGCTTCTAAAAGCTCGAAATCAGCCGCTCTCCAGACAATGAACATTCCTTTCTCTACCGCCAGCTCCACTCCGTTGTTGGCGTATAATTTACGCTTAATGGCGCGGATTATATCGTCAATATTGGAAGCGGATACGGTGATAGCGGTGGTGTCATCATCTCCGGTGTTGTCCAAATCGGCCTGACCGAAATCTTTCCAACTGCCGTACTGCGCCAACGCCAAGGATTCTATCTTTTCAACAGTCTTTTTACCCTGATAATCAGCCAAAGTCATCTGATTGACATAGTTCTGTTGGTAGCGGTCTGCTTCATCAATGAACATAGCGATCTGTTGAATTTGGTCGATGGCTAGGGTTTCAACGGTCAAGGCAAAATCCTTATAGGCATAGGCTGTTCCTCTTGTGCCGCCAGCCAAATCCGGCCCAGTGGACATATAGCCGTTCAAAACAGCTTTATTATCGCTGTATTTTACGTCTAAAACATCGGTCCAAGTAGTCGGTTTGTTTATCCTGGCACGCATTTTCTGGACATAGTCATACTTGTTCCAGATAATTGTGTTTGCCGTACTTTTATTTTTTTAACCTACCCCAAGTATCTGTTTTACGATGGCAGGAAACACACAATGTTCTCCATTATTTATATTCCACAATTCTTCACAATCTAATGCTTCGTCAAGTGTTTTAATTTTATGCTCATTAATTATATTAATAAACATTTTAGGGAAATGGTCGGCTTGTATATATCCGCCCCTTACCCCACACAAAACACAAGTAAAATCATCTCTTGTAAAAACATCGGAACGCCATTGCCGATACTTGTAAGTTTCACGAATTGTTTTATGAAAATGATGTTTTTTCTTTTCCTTATAACACGGATGATCTTTGCCAAACTTTCCTTTATTGGGGTTATTATTCCTGAAAAAAGATGTTTCATTTTCCGCTTTCATCACTTACCATAAAACAATTCGTGAAATTGAGTAAATTAATTAAATTAGCTTAATTAATGGTCAAACACCTTACGATTATTCGTTGTACAAAGTATCGGAAAACTTATTGGCTTGTTCAGCTTTCGTCACCCGGGCGGTGATTACTTTCTCGGCCATCTCCAGGTCTTCCGGAGTATCGAATGTCCCGTCTGCCTCAGTGCGGTCTTTCCAGTAATCCACATCGCCGGAGTTTTTGCCACTTCCACTACCCGAGCCTTTCGGCATACCGTCCATAGCTTCGCTCTGGTCTTTTATCGATTGCACCTTAGATTTTGCATATTCCATTGATAGAATCTCTTCTACTGGAAGATTTAATCTTTTGGCCTCATCCAGAACGAATTTTTGGGCGTCCGGGTTAGTTATTCCTTCAGTTTTCAATACTAATTTGTTCAATTTGTCCAAATAATCAGGTTCGTTTGACCCTGTTTGTTTTTCAGCCTTCGGAGTTTCCTTTTTCACCCATTGTCCGTTCACCTTCTCAAATCCCTCCGCCTTTTTAGCCCTGGAATAAAGCTGGCTGTTCTTCTTCTCCTGGGCATTTACCTCGGCCATCAAAGCTTCCCTTGCTTCCGAAGTAATCTGTTCATCAGAAAGAGAGCTGATGATCTCATTTAGAGTTGGCATATTTGTAAGTGCTATGTCAGCACGATAAGTCTAAGTTAAAGCGGCTTAGTCCGCTGTATTTAATTTTTATTAATCTCCTTCGGTCATACTTTCCGCAAATACCGTTACGGTAAGGGCGGATTTTCTGATAAATGTTAATTTTTCCCAATCAAGCCCATCAATCACCAAATCTGCACCGGTATAATTTCCTTTCTGTAAATCAACTTGCGTATTGGCAGCGGCCAAAGTAATAGTAGAAGCGGCTGTTGAAGAAGCGTTCCTCATATAAACAGTAGCCACATCACCAATTTTGGGAACATAATCATAAGTGCTGGTAGCAGTAATTGAAATAGTGGTTGATACATTCGGTGTCCACAAGACAACAGATGGCGTTTTCTTTAAATCTTTGGCGGTCAGCGTATATGTTGAGGCGGTTGAAGATGTTGCCAAAGCACCACCCTGCGTTGCGCCCTGATTTGCAAACATTCTTTGTTCAAAGGTGTTTCCGGCCGCTGAACCAAGAAACTCTGTGCAATCACAAACCTTCTGCACAGCCTTGCCAGCTCCTTCAAGCACATATCCCTCCCCAAATAGTTTTTGTGCCTGCTCTTGAGAAAATACTGCTACACGATTGACCCCGTTAGTTAGGGTAGCTGGTTGAAATGCGCCAAGTACCAAAACCGGCAGAGCCAATAACATTAAGAAAACAATTAATTTCTTCATATTATTTTTTTTTCTTATCTTTTTTAGTTTTGGGTTTGGCTTCGACCACGGCCTTTCCAACTTTTTTTTCTTCTATCTTTTGTTTCAAAGATTTCATTTTAGTGATCATAGTTTTATATTAAATTAATTATCTATAAGTAGTTATATATTCTCCGGCGAAAGAAGTGGCCGGTACAATTTTAAGGCCCCTTTTTGTTTGTAAATCAAAAGTGTAGGTTCCGGCAGCGATCGACGCCGGTAATGTAACTATTGTAGTTGATGCTATGTCCGTGGTAGATGTTGCGTCCCAGATAACGAATGCCTGGGCAGTAGCCTTCACCACCACCACCGAGCCAAGCGTGGCTGGCCGTGCTGATAATTGCCTGGCCAAAGCACCGGTGCTTGACGCATATTTATATTCATTGCCCTGTGTTACGCTTCCAATACTTCCACCCTTATTCAAATATAGTCCAACGCCAATTATTACGACCATTAAAAGCGTTATAGACGATACCCATAAAAGTTTGTTTAAAATTTTGTCCATATTTTTTATAGTTCTTTATTAAATCCTTTTGCGTTGGATTTTCTTATATTTAAAGTTATTAGCTCTTGGAACGCCCCATCTATTATTTTCTTGGCCTCCTCATATGCTCGGAATTTAGCACCTAACAATTCGTTGTCCTCGTCTTCCACTTTTGGAAATTGCTTGTCTATCTGTTCATCAAACAAAAGCCTCAGGGCTTTTATTGCCAATTCATCTAAAGCGGATAATCTATCTTTTAATACATCGTTCATAATTGTTGATTAGTTTGCTGATTAGCTTGGCTCATCTGGGCCAGGGGTTGCGTCTGGGGTGCGCCCTGCTGGGCCATTGC